CGGCGACCAATAGCTGCACCGACTACTTGCACCAATTCACGGCGCTCGTCAAAATTGACTTTCTGCTGTGAAAAGATGTCGCTGTATTCAGCAGCGATAAAGTCGGACATTGTTGCTGTGACTTGTGAGTAAGTCACATTAAGAGGGGTCACGTCAGTTTGCGGAACGCGAACTGTTGCGGTGCCTTTTCCGATCTTTGGAAATTTCACCTGATTGCCTTCGACACTTGTTCTTTCGCGAGTTACGCCAGCCAAAGCACGAGATGCTTGATAAGCCTGCTTCACTTCCGCATCGAACAACTGCACAAAAGCATTGGAAATGCCTACTGCCATTTTCCTATTCCTTTGTAAAAGTTAAAACACGATTAGCGCCTAGCAGGTATCCTTTCGGGCTGCGGCTTGGGCATACACGCTACGCCCCCAAGCGTTGGCGACAGGTCGAAAGCCGATTGTCTGTCAACAGGTATTATATTGAAAAAAGAAGGAACTGTAAACAGTTCCCTCTTGACCTTTAAGTTGGCGAGTATTCGTCATTGCCAAACGCTTGCTCAAACATTTTTTCAACCTTCATTCGATATGTTGGGTCAGTTTGATATTCTGGTTTGCCAACCATAGCCATCAGTTCGTCTTTTGACGGCGCACCGGCCAATGGCGCAACGTCAACAGGAATAGCCTTGTCGCCATAATAGCTGCGCACTTTCTGCAAAGCCCTCATGCCTTGGGCTGTGCCGCCCATAATTTTGAACTCTTCAAAATCATCCTCAGACCAAACACCTTTGCGCACCAGACCAGAAGCCCAGTCAGACATTGATTTAATGATTGCGTCTGCATTGTTGCCCAGCTTTTCATATTCTTCCTTGTATGAAATGTCTGCGGCCTCAGCCTCTTCACCAGCCATAGAAATAAACTTGCCAGCAAGTTCTTCAAACGCAGACTGGCTAATGCCGTTTTCTTTAGCCCAGTCTTTGTATGTTGTGTAAAGCTCGTCATCCTCTGGAATGCCAGCCTCAGCAAACACGCTTTCGTCATACTCTTCTGGGGCTTTGTGCTTTCCTTGGCTAAACTTTTTCTGCAACTCAGAATAAGCCTTTGCCAAATCTTCGCCGGTATTAAATTTTTCTGGCAACCACTCAGGTTTTCCCTCTTCGGTTGCCGCCTCTGACGCTACTGCGTCACTAGAAACTGTCTCGCCATCAGGCTTAACGTGTGAGATTGTTTCTTCTGCTTGCTGTTGGTTATCGTCACTCTCAACTTGAGCATCGGCCAACAGACCATCAGTTTCGTTCATAGTGATCTCGCTCTTTTCATGCGCCGCTCAATTTCCCTGACCAGACTGTTCTGGCCTTCGCGAGCATAGCCGTGGCTGGCCTCTTCGCCGGGATACCACGTTGGCTGCTCTATCGTCAGCGCGCGTAGATGGGTGAGCAGCTTTGCCCCATCGTCACTGGCGAATACGCGCAAATAGAGACGATCAATATCGTCTTTGTCTACTTGCTGTTTTTCTGCAATCTTAGGGTCCACAGAACGTAGACCATCCCAACCGTCTGGGTTCATTCTTATACCCCTTCTGGCGGTGCCTCACCTTCTGGCATTTCACCGGCCTCCGCTTGTGCCGCCATCTGGGCGGCTTCCATTGCCTGCTGCATCATCATCTCGCGTTCCTCTGGAGATGTGCGCAACTCAGCCGGGATACCCAGCTTGTCAGCAACATAATCTGCAATACTGCCTGTCTTGACAGCCATCTGACCTTCGGGGCCAAGGGCTGACGACATTTGCACCCACTGCATAATCTTTTCGATATCACCCATATTTTGCGCTTGTGCAATTGGGCTGACTGGCGTGACCTTAACTTCAAGGCCGTTGACGCGCAGTGGCATCTCAATCAAGCCGCGCTCATCCATCACATACAAGATACGCGCAATCATTGGCACCATAGTCTCGGTAATCAAACGACCAAAAGCGGAGCCAAGGTTCTGCGCCAATTCTTTCATGCGCTCGGCAATCTCTGTCGCAGACCTTGCGCTCATATTGTCAGGCGGCAGTGTGTCATCGAGCAAAATCTTTTTGACGTTCATGCGCAAATCATTGATGACGATCTGCGACACGTTAAAGTCACCAGATCGTGGCATCTGACGCAGGCTCTCACCCTGCGGGCCACCATTACGCGCCACCGGGATAATAGCACCCGGCGCAATGCGGATTGCTTGCGGGTTCAACACGCCGTCATCAGCAGCAGTGTAAACACCGGCAATCGACAAGCTGGCATTTTTAAGCAGCAACTCTAGCGTCTTGTTCAGCGTCTTGATGTCTGGGATAGCAGTGACCAACGGCCCACGACCGTAGACCTCGCCAGCGACCTTCATGTAACGCGCCACGATCCAAGGACTGGATTTCATGTAACGCTTTAATAGCTCGGCTTTGCCTTCCGGCCAAATGACGTGATAGCAGAACTCACCCATCTCAGGCTCATACAGTGTGGCTTCGATAAGCTCGATTTCCTCAGTCGGCTTTTCGTCAATCATGCGCTGCATACGCTCTGGGATTTCGGCATCTTGCCAGTGCTGGCTAATGGCCTCGCCCTTCATACGCATACGCCGGTAAACATTATCCACCTTGCCGTGTGCGCCCTCTTCAATAGCAACCAAATACTGCGGCACCGCAGTAAATCGGATTGGGTTTAGCTCATCGCCGGGCTGGATCAGCATACAAGCTGTGCCGACCGCCAAATCGAGCAAGAACTCGCCCATAGCCAAATCAAAGTTAGATTGGCGCAGCACACTAAACATTGTGTCGCTGTACATATCCAGCGCCATTTGTGCTTCGATGCGCCGCTCTTCTGGAATTTCTGGCCCCGGCTCTAGGCGGCACCACGGTGCATAAGGCGGGAATAGGCCCGACTGGATGCGGTTGGCAAATCGCTGTGTTGCATTGATAGCCGTGCTATCGAACACGCGAGCCATTTTGTTTTGCCCCGGAGAGCCACCGCCCTCGTAATAGCCATCGTACAGATTGCGCTGTGGCAAGCCGAACTCATAACAATCTTCGTAAATCTGCCGCCAATTATCTTTGCGGCGCTGCGCAATATCGTGACGCTTTAGGATTTCCTCAACACTACGCATTTTTCTTGTGCCTCTTCGCAAAGTTTCTCGCAGCTTGCTTTGACCCAAAGCCCCAAGCAGATAGTGCCTTTTTTAACCTAGTGGGCGATCCATCTGGTTTTGTCTCAGGGCCAGCCATACCACCGAACCGGCCAGCAAAAGAAACGCGGCGCGGCCCAGTGCCAGTTTTGACTGGGCGCTTTAGATTGCCGCCGTCCTTGGCTTCGTGATGCCTGCGACCAGCTTCGTTCAATCCACCGCCCGGAGCCTGATGCGCTTTCTTAGTCACGCGCCGCCCTCATGTTATCGACAAGGTTAGGATATGGACGGCCAGCCTTTGCTGCGGCTCGCTGCGCTTTGCGCTTTTGTGCCGGGCTTAAACCTTTTGGCTTGCCCAAACCCTTTGGGCGTTTCTTATCCCAAACCTCTTTTTTCTTTTCCATTACTTACCGTAACCCTTACCTTTTTTCTTCGGCATAACTACGCTCCTAATGTTGTCTTGGTTTCTTCTTGCTCACCGCCGCCACCAAGGCGACCAGCCATCATTAACCCACGGCGACCCGCTCTGCGGCCACGTCTTTTAGCAGCCGCTGCTCGTTCTGATCTAGCTGCCTTTTGCGCTGTTAATTTACCAGCCATTTCTTCGACACTGGTTCCGGCAGCCGTAGCGGCCAAATTTGCAACAGCCATACTAGGCGCTTTTTTCTTCGGGCCAATTCCAATTGCGCCGCCAACTTTTTTAACTACATTGCTCATATCAATTACCCTAAAGTTGTTTCATCTTCGGCTGTGCCGCCGCGAATAGAAGCCATAAGCATACGCCGACCGCCGTACTGCCTAGCCCTGCGCCGAGCAGCCATTTGACGTGCTTGGCTTTCTTCTTGCGCTTCAAGGCGCTCTTCTTGCCGTTTTTGCGCTTCTGTCACCTCTGGGGCAACTTGTTGCGGCGTTGGCATTTTAGGGGTTTTAAAAAGATTGCTCATTCGTAAACCTTTGCGAACATCATGTGGTCAGAATTGCCCGGCCCATATTTGCGCAGTAATCCTTCTGGCGTGAATTTTAACACCTTTGCCCACCGCATCGCAAGCTCGTTTTCTGTGTCAACAGTGATCTGCAATCGTTTTAATTGATACTCTATAGAAATCTTATCGAAATATCTAATAGCTGCCCTTGTTGCTGTAGTAGATATGTTGGGAAATTCTATAGATGTTATCATCCACGCCTCTGCTACACTAGGCCACATAACATTGCAGCCCAAGCAGGCAACAATCCTGCCGCGCCACAGCGCCGTGATAGCGCCGCCCTCGGCTTGGAACGCCTTTAACATCTCTTGATAGTCAGGAATATGATTAAAAGCCTTCTTGTCATGCTCCCGCAAATCAGCCGCATAGGGGTGCGTCCAATGAAACGGCACAATCTGGATTTGGCGATTGTTGGTTATTTCGCGCTGCCACATTAAAAAACACTAAAATCCATATTTGCTGTGGCCTGTTTAAACTGATTGCTAAACTGGCTGTTGCGCGTAATGTTCCGCACCTCGCCAGCGCCAAGCATCAAATAGCCAAATGCGTCACCAACGTGCGAGTGCTGGTTTTTATTCGCCACATCGCGGAACCGCTCTTGACCAGCGCCGACTGCCATACGTTTAAAATGATAACCGCCAGCCAAAGACTTGCGAACCTTAACGCAAGAACGATTAACCAGCAGGCCGGGCTTGCCGTCAATCAACCTATTCATCGGCATAGCACCAGCTTCACGCCGAACCATAAAATCGTTGGTGCTGGTCGGCCTAGCGTGTAGCCCCATCGTGCGCAGATGCTCAAACGCCGTCACCTCAAATATCTCGTCACGCTTGACACCAGCCGGATCACCCCAGATCAACACGTCCGACTTTGGAAAGTGCTGTTGTATGTCAGCCAGCAAGTGATGGCAAAACCGCTCAAGCCCCATATCAAACGCAACAAGCTCATGCACAACGTGCCACCGGCCATTCTGCATCTTCTGCCCAAAGACAGCCGCAGGCGTCAAACCAAAGTCAAGCCCAATGTGAACCGGCCAACCCTCTTCGATATGCACGTCAGCCGACATCATACTGTCAACAAACTCGTGCCAGACCGGCTTGCCGTCCTGCACATAAACATACTTAGCCCCGGCATAACATTGTATCCAGTCAATGGTCTTGCCCGCTAACTGCTGCTCGTAATAGCCGGGCGGCAAATTGTTGGTGTTTTCAGCTTGCGGGTTATTGATCCAATATTTATCAGCCGAGAATATAGCGCCCTCGTGTTCTTTGGTTCCCTCAATCACCCCGCCGGGCTGTTTGTAAAACTTCCAAGGATACTTTCCGCGAATAGGATTTTTCTCAGCTAACTGGTGCCACCAGTGGTCACTATCCATTGGGTTGGTACTCATCCACACGCCGCGCCAAGTGCAACCGCCATTTGCCCTAGTTGGGAAACGACCGACACGCGAGGTCAAACCATCAACCACCGCCTTTGGCAGTTCTCTAGCCTCATCAATAAAACCGCCGGTCAATTCCAAAGACAACAGCTTGCGCACGTCACGCGGCTGATCCAACGCCAAAAAGATCACCTCACAATCAAGCCCAGCCACGCCATCGCGTGGCGGCAGCTTGATGTGATGGGTGATTGGCGGCGACCAGCGCATTGGCCCCCAAACATTCTCAGGGAATAATTCCTGCCACGTCTTAATTGTGGTCGTGCGCAGTTCCGGGTAGCTGTTTCGGATAACTGCAAATCTGGTATATCTGATCCCATCTATCGGTGATGGCTCCTGCTTCACCGCCCTCAACATCACTTCCGCTAACGAACCGAATGTCTTGCCAGAGCCTACTGGCCCCATCAGACCACGCACGAAACTGTCGTCTTGCAAAAATTCCCATACGGTCGGACTTTCCGAAAAATCTAAATTTAACCCCGCCAAAGCCTCAGTGGTCGGTTGCTTCCTACGCCGGGGTGATCTGTCTGTTGCTGCTCTAGCTCGCGCCATCATAATCCTCTGGGTCAAAAATAATAGTAGTTTCTCCGCAATACTC